TCTCCTCGTTCTGGAACAAGGCCACCGAGTGGGGCGCGCAACTGATCAACTGGGTCAAGGACGGGATCACCACCACCGCCACCACGATCTGGAATTACTTCACCGGCGACATCACCGATAAGAACTCGTTTCTCGGTGGAATCTGGAATGCCATCCTCGGTATCAAGGACAAGATCATCCAGATCGGTAAGGACTTTGTCGGCTGGATCATCGAGGGCGTCAAGCAGGTCGCCGAGAACATCTGGAAGGCCATCACCGACGCATTCACCGGCCAGGCCAATACCTTTGCCGAGAACCCGACGCAATACATGGGCATGGTGGCCAAGGGCGGCCTGGTCGGCGACAACATCGTGATGCTGGCCGGCGGTGGCCGATGGCTGGATCACCCCAAGGGGCGGATCCACGGATCGGGATCGGACATCTCGGACACCGTTCCGGCCTTGGTATCTCCGAATGAGTTCGTGGTCCGCGCGGCCATGGCGCGGCGGTATTACACCGACCTCCTCGCCATGAACGCCGGCAAGTATGCGGAGGGTGGTACCGTCCAGTTCATCCCCGGACTGATGGACTCGTTCAAGGCAACGCTCACTGCGGCAATGGACTTCGGCTCCAAGGTCACCCAGAAGCTCGCCGACGAGGCGCAGAAGGGCGCTCAACAGCCGATCGGCGCCACGCCGAACGGGGCCAAGGTCAACTCCTACGATCCCTCCTCGTTCGGCTGGATCCGGGGCGGCAATATCAACGGCGGGTACAAATGGAACGGGATCGGGTTCCCCGGTGGCGTGGCCGGCGGGACCGAGGGCACCTGGAACCAACTCCTGAACGAATTGGTGCCCAAGATTCCGGGAGGTATTGGCGGAGGCGGTAACTGGGGCTACGAGATGAGGAACATAGCCGGCAGCGGCAACGCCTCGTTCCACTCGTACGGCCTCGCGCTGGATATCAATGCCCCACAGAACGGCCGGGGTCTGCCGGGATATGGCCGCGCCGGTAACGGCGTGATCCCCGGTGAACCGGCGCATGCCATCGCCGAGAAGCTCGGGATGGAGTGGGGCGGAGATTGGTCCTTCACCGACCCGATGCACTTCGAGATCCACCTACCGCCGTCCGCCCTGGGCGCGGTCGTAGGAACGACCTCAGGGCCTGGCAATGGCGGCATCCTGGGCGGTCTCGTCCAGATCATCCGGAAGAAGCTCGGGCTGGACATGATCTCACCCGGCGGTGGCGGCAGCAGTGCCGATCCGCCTCCGGTGGCCGGTGGCAAGTGGGACGCGAATGTGGAACGCTGGCGCCCGACCGTCCTCGAAGCTCTGCGGTTGGTCGGCCAGGCTCCCGGATTCGCCGACTATGTCCTGAACCAGATCAGGTCCGAAAGTTCAGGCGACCCAAGGGCTATCAATTTGTGGGATTCGAACGCCAAGAAGGGAATTCCGAGTAAAGGCCTCATTCAGACCATTGATCCGACATTCCAGGCGTATCGATTGCAAGAGTTGCCGAATGACGTTTACCATCCGCTGGCCAATATCGTCGCCGGCATCCGCTACGCCATTGCCCGTTACGGCAGCATTGCCAAGGGCATGCGCGGCGTTGCCTATGACGACGGCGGATGGCTGATGCCATGGCAACGGACGGCTCCGCTGAACCTCCTCGGCCAGCCGGAACCCGTTCTGACCCCGCGTCAATGGGATATCGCAGAGGCAGCGATTGCCGATGTGTCGGCCGGACGAGGCCGGCGTGTCGACATGACCGTCAACCAGCTACCGGGCCAATCCGCTGCCGAACTCGCGCGAGAGATCGACCGGCGGTTGGCGTTTGCCGGAGGGAGGGCCGCGTGAGCGAGCCGATCCAACAGCAGACGATTACGATCGATGACTTCGTGGCCTATGACTTCGTGGATCCTCCGGCGGATGTCGAGGGAAACACCTACGTCTGGCAGAACATCGAGGGATGGTTCGGTGGGATCGGCGTCCGGGGAGCGCCGATCGACCGGCCGATGAGTGACGGAGCATTCGATGGTCCCGCGCCGTTCGAGGGGCGGACCGTGACGATCTCCGGCACATTGCTGGCCAAGACCAGGGGCGGATTACAGCATGGCCTCGACCGCCTGGCCGGCATCCTCTCCGGCCAGGTCCGCCGAGCCACCCTGGTGGTCGACGAGACCCAGCGGGGCGCCTCTAGGCAGGCTGAGGTCCGTTTAGGCGGACCAACGATGATCGATCGGCTCAGCACGTACCAGGCGGACTGGTCGCTCGTCCTCTTCAGTCCTGACCCGCTCCGCTACGGCACCAGCGCCCATACCATCACCATCCTGCCGTTCGCACCCGGCAGCGGTCGAACCTACAATCTGATCCCGAATCGGCATTACGGGGCGAACAGCCGGAACGGCATCGGCACGGTCACCAATGCCGGCAATACGAATACCCCGCTGGTGATCACCTTCATCGGCCCTTGTACGAACCCCGGCCTCCGGATCGTCGGAGGCGACCAGATCCAATATATGGGTTCGCTCTCGGCCAGCGAACAGGTGGTGATCGACACCCAGAAACGGACGGTCCTGTTGAACGGCGCCAACCGGAGGCGGAACCTATCGGCGGCATCCCGCTGGATCTCCGCCCCGCCCGGATCGACGCAGGTCTACCACTGGGTCGACAACGTCAACAAGACCGGATCCTGCCTGGTGCAATGGCGGGATGCCTGGTCATGATCGGCGACTGGACGTTCTACACCTGCGAACTGATCAGCGGAGACCTCGTCATCGACCTTCCGCTGGTTGAGTTCTCGGGCGAGGTAGCCCTGACCGGCGGCTCGATGAGCGCGACAGTTCCACTCCAGCACCTCGATTCGCCGGCGCGTCAGGCCATCCTCGAGTCGACCATCCCCGGACGGTATTCCATCGTCGCGAAGTATCAGGGGATCGTCCGGGGTGAGTGGATTATCTGGCAGCGGGATCGGAGCAATGACCTCGCGCCGATCGATCTGGCCGGGGCGGAGGTGATCTCGTTCCTCGAACGGCGGGTGGTGCCGGGGAAGACCTACACCCAGATCGAACAACTCGATATCGCAGCCGACCTCATCGCCAAGGGTTTCGGACCATCGCCTCTGGGCAATGGCTCGATCCAGATGTCGGTCGGTGCCTACACCGCCTCCGGCCAGAAACGGGATCGGACCTACACTCTCGGGGACGGCACGATCGGCGGCCGGCTGAAGGAACTCGGCGCGGTGCAGAACGGGTTCGACTATTACATCGAGACGGTCGAGACCGGGAATGTGGGCACGACGGCCTCGATCCAGCGGACCGCCCGCCTGGCCTACCCACGTGCCGGCAACGATCAGGATCTCGTACTGGAGGACCGGAACGTCATCGACTTCAAGTTGACCGAGGACGCCCAGCGGTTGGCATCGAGGACCTATGCCATCGGCGAGAACGCCCTCGTCTCGAATTACGAGAACGATTCCCTGATCACCGCCGGCCGGATGCCGTTCATGGAGAAAACCGAGAGCCATACCAGCGTCAGCGATTCCGCCACCCTGGATGGGTATGCCCGTGCGCTGTGGGATGATTCGCAGACGGACGCGCTGCCGGGTGATCTGTTGATCCTGGCCGATCGGCATCCCGGCATCGGCGACTGGCAGTTGGGCGACATCCTGACCCTGGTGCTGGAGGAGTCGGTGAACTTTCCGATCGGGCTCCGGGTCGATGTCCGCATCATCAGTTGGTCGTTCAAGCCACCGAGTTCCGGGCCGGAGACGATGACGCTCGGCATCACTCAGGAGGGACCAATTGGCGATTACTCCGGAAACCCCATCACTCTCGGGTGATATCAAGGGCCTCAGTGGGCGGATCCGTTCCCTCGAACTGCATCCGCCGGGTTCCGGTCCGCCCGGACCGACCGGACCTCAGGGACCGACCGGCGCAACCGGCGCGCAAGGCCCCCCAGGTCCTCAGGGAGCGACCGGCGCCACCGGGGCATCGGGATCACAAGGGCCGGCCGGAGCGACCGGCGCGCAAGGACCCAAGGGCGATACCGGCGCCACCGGACCCGCCTCGCTCCGCGTGTATACCTTGACGCTCTGGCATGACGGAGCGAGCAATTACGGCGCCTCGCGTACGTTTTCAACGCCGTTTAAATGTGACTTGCTGTGCGTGCTGAGTATGTCGTTTTGGGCGAATGCTGCCGGCATGGCGGGCTACATCCCCAAGATTGACGGCGTGGCCGCATCGTCATATTGCGACCACTATTTCAACAATACCGGAGTACATACTACGGTTGTCACCACATTTTCCGTGCGCGGTGTTGCGGCCGGAACGCACACAATTACCTACGTCACGGCAAGCGGTAATCCGGCGGCGGATTCCGGCGATCGTGCACATTGGGCTTGGACAATGGTGGAGGTTCCATGACATATCAGGATGCGGCCCAGTTGGCGCGAGATCCCATGTTCGGCATGCGGCTGGGCGCAGCGCTGGCCAAGGAGGCGGTCGGCAAGCCATCGGACTACCTGGTCGACATTATCCTGAAGAACCCCGATGTCGGCGCGGCGTACTTCATGCCGTTCGTCGCCTCGGCCCCCGGATTCGATGAGACCTACGGCCAGGGCGGACAAGGCCTGATCACCGATGGCGAGTTGCTGTCCGCCATACAGGCGAGTTGGCAACGGGTTTACGATCTCTATGAAGAACCGGAGACGCCATGACCGCACCGGATCCCACCAAGCCATGGGCCGGATACATTCAGGACCAGCAATATACCGCGTTCCAGGATCGAATGATCCAGATCGGTAAGGTCAATCACCAGGCCACCGTCTCCGGCCTCAATACCCGCAACGGCGTTTTCCTGGGCGGCGGAGACGGTACCAGCAACATCAACCTGAACGTCCGGGCCAACGGCGGGATGAACATCCTCATCGATGCCGGATCGGCCATCATCGACGGATACTCGGTGGTCAATCCG